GATATTAGAGACCCCGCAAGAGATTGTCAAGAATCGAAGCGGGGTTTTATTTTGCTTTTTTTTTGGACCTGTGTCATAAACCTCTTTGCGACAGAGGAGTGCAAATGAAACAACCTAAAGGTCTCGATCTTTTAAGGGAACCATTCCCAAAACATCAAATTAGTCTATTGCCTAAGCCCACTAAAAAAGACAATCCGAAAGGCAAGTGTCCTGAATGTGGTGGATGGCACGGCTTGCCCGCTGTTCACTTGGAATACGTGGGCCATGCTGCCCTAACAGACCGCCTGTTAGAGGCCGATCCAGAATGGACATGGGAACCGCTTGCATTGCACGAAGGCTTGCCCGCATTCGATAAGAGCGGCGGTCTGTGGATAAAGCTGACAGTCTGTGGGGTAACTCGCCTTGGATATGGCCACGCTGAAAATTCGTCATTCAAAGAAATAGGGGCCCGCGAAAAGGAAGTCATCGGCGACGCTCTTAGAAATGCAGCAATGAGATTCGGGGCCGCTCTTGATTTATGGCATAAGGGTGATTTGCACGGGGATGATGATGACCCCACTCCACCTCCACAAAAGCCAACTACATCCCACAATGTTCCACCTAAGACTGTAAAAAATACAACTCAACCGGCCCTCGGAACTCCAGTGAGCGAGGCCCAGCTAAAGCGAATGTTCGCAATTTCTCATGAGGCAGGATGGACCCATGAGCAAATTAAGCTTTACATGGCCGCCGCATGGGGACTTGAATCATCAAAGGACCTTGACCGCGTGAAGTATGACCGCCTCATCGAGGTGATGCAATCAGGTCCCTATGTTAAAGCAATTACAGGGCTGGGGGGATTAAGTGGATGAGGTTCAAGGCTTGCGTGAATTAGTCGCGGAGTTAACAAAGAAAATTGAGGCGCTGGAACGTCAATCAAAACTTGCGAGTGAATTTCTTCAAAAGGCTTTAGAGGCGCTTGCCAAAATTGAAGAAAAAAATGGCTCGCCTCTTTAAGATTCTGACATTTCTAATTTTCATGGCTTTAGTGTTCCCTCTGTACGCATTGGGGGCCCTAATCGAGGTCATTTTCGATCCAGACTTGATCTAAACTGCCTTTAAGTCGATATTGCCCATATGGGGCGACCAAAAAAGCAAATTTCCGCAAAACAGGTTGAGATGCTTGCCGCGAAAGGCATGCCAAATACTGAGATTGCCGTGTTTTTCGGAGTTTCGGTCGATACCATTGATCGGCGTTTTGCGGAGAATATTGCAATTGGCAAGGGTCAACTTAAAGACCGTGTTCGCACCGCTCAACTTCGTGCAATGGACCAGGGCAACTCATCAATGCTGCTTCACCTGGGCAAGGTATACCTGGGCCAGTCAGACAAAACCATTGATGAATATCTGGCTGAGGCAATCGCAAGTGCGGCCCTCACAAAAGATGACCTTCTCTCTCTGATCAAAAATAAAGACCGAGTGTTCAACTCTCAGCCTAAGAAATCATTTGAAGAATTCTGCAAAACTGCCGGTTATCCCCCGCCTTTTGAAAAGCAAGTTGAAATGATGAAGTTCGGAATGGATGAGGAGTTAGCGCGACTACTTCTCGGCGCGAGGGGATATGGCAAAACCGACTACACTGTAATTCTTGGTCTCGCGTACAAAATATATTTAAACCCCCTCAAAGAGACAAATCTAATCATCACGAAATCCAAAGAGCGAAATGCGGCCATGCTCAGAGAGATTGCCAATGCCTGCATTGCCAATGGAATGATGTTCGAGATTTCAAACGCGACCCATTTAAGGACGGTGGGGCTTCAAGGCAAGGACCATTCCGTGAGTGCGGTCACAATCAAAACAGTGACCCTCAGAGGCCGTCATCCCAAACGGGTCGTGATGGATGACCCAGTGACTGAGGATGATGTGAGTGAGGCCACACGTACACACGTAGAGCGGGTCTACAATGAGGTGAACAAACTCTGTGGCAACATTCTTATTATTGGTCAGCCTGCTCATAAATATGATCTTTACGCAAAATTGCGCGGTTTGGTCAAAACAATGGAGGTTCCACATGGAACAATTCCAGAATTGGACCATGATCTAGAGGCCCAGCGCCTGGCCGGGGTTGATGAGGCCAGCATTCAGGCATCCTATTTCTTAAAGGTCCTATCTGAGGGCACTACCCCGTTTGACAATGTGAAGTACATGCCCACATTCCCTACAGGGGATTCATCTGTCGCATGGATCGACCCCAGCTTCAAAGGCACTGACTACACGGCCCTCTCAATCATTAAATCCCATATGCAAGGTGTCGCGGTCGTGGGCTTCGTATTCAAAAAAGCCTGGAACCATTGCCTTGATGAAATGGTCCCCCATTTCAAGAAATACAATGTGAAAAAACTGGCCATCGAGTGCAACTCCCTGGGCGATCAGCCAGTCATAATGCTCAGACAATTATTGCAGGGTTCTGGCATCGGGGTCGTGGGAGTGGATTCAGTTTTGAACAAACATTCTAAGATCATGGCCGCCGGGTCCTATGCCCATTTAATTCACTTGAGTAAAGAATCCTCCAAGGTTTACATTGATCAGGTAGTCAAGTACGAATACAAAGCTGAACACGATGACGCGCCCGATTCACTGGCATCATGCCTTGAGTGGATCGGATTGATAAGGGGCAAGCGTTGAACAAAGATAAAATCACCGTGACTGCAAATGAAATTATGCAGGGCCTTCTTAAAAGAAGGTTCACGGCAGATGAGACTATTTGTCTCATAAAATGCCTCGATAAAATCACTCAGTCCCAGGCCGTAGACCATGGCTTGGTTGTCACCACTAAAAAACAAATCATGGAAGTCATCAACGGCCACAAAAATATCAACCAACTGGGGGTTTAAATGGATATTGAAATTGCACTTGCCTTTGCCACATTCAAAGATGCCCCCAAAGAAGTAGTCGAGGCGGCTGACAAATTCTCCGAGAATTATATGGTACTCAAAAAGGCCCAGGCCCAGGCTGATATCTGGAACAAACAAAAGCGTGCCGCTCAAGACCAAAACGATGTTCTTTTAAAAGAATTTAAAGACGCAATCAACCGCTGGGACCCTCTAAATCTGAATGACGGTGCCCCAATTGAATCGGCGGCGGTATCTGCATCGGTGGTGAAGTAAAATGGGAATGTCAAACTTCTTTGGATGGGGTTCATCTGAGGTAGCAAAGCAAGAGTTGCCCGATATTTTCCCACTCGCATTTAAGCGTGATGATTTTATCTGGATCGACGTTATGCACATCTACGCTAAAATCCTCACGGATGTAATTGAGCGTACCCATGGAATATCCGAAAAAATCGAACCTCTCTTATGGGATAACTGCATAAAATCTGAGTCGTGCGATGGGTTGATTTCTCTACTCGCAAAAGCCATGACCCATAAAAGAAAATTATTCTTGGTCTATGAAAAGGCACTCGATCTTTTGAGAGAGGCGACCAATGCTGAGGCCACAAAGATTGAAGCTGACTACAAAACTCAAGGCAAGTCATCGGTCGGCGTGTTCATTAGCTTTGAACAATACCGAAAATCTGATCTGGTAAAACTCTACAGCGCCCTTGAATATTGCACAATTGCATCTCTGAATAAATCACTGGGCCTTTCATCTGCCATTCAGTTGAAAATGAATGACCTCCGTGCAAGCGTTTCATTGGCTGATTCTGCCGATGTTAAAACTCAAGGGGCCTCAATAGCTGCAAGCCTCGCCGCCGGTAAAGACGTGATGATTGACGGGAAGGATGTGATTGAAACAGCCGTCCCGGATCTTACTGCCATTAAAGAATCAATTGAATATCTCAATGAAAAGCGTTCATTTTACTTAGGATTGCCAGAATCATATATAACCGGCGAACAGACCGGCGGCCTCGGTTCTACAGGTGAGAATGATACGAAGGCAATCGAACGTGGATTGAAATCCTATTATGTTTCAATCATCAAACCCGTGATGGAACTGCTTTTCGGGGCAAAGACCACATACAAATCTCAAGACTTCACTCAAGTTACCAGTGCGGTTGAGACCCTTAAGACATTCTCGATAACCGATGACGAATTGATTTCAAAAGAGAATAAAACTCTTATCATCAACCGTCTATTTGACCTTCCAGAGGATTCTGAGGGCGACCCGCCTCCGAAAGTTGACCCCAATGCTCCAAAATTGGATGCCAATGGCAAGCCAGTTGCGCCCGCAATACCCCAAAAGGGTAACGCTTGATCAAATACGAGCCTGACAAACTCTTAGCTAAGATCGCGCCCGAACGGAAAATTAAAAAACTCCTCAAATCGAACATCACCCTTAAAAAGACTGCACTAAGTTTCGTGGATGCGGTTGATTTCATAGATAAAAAGGACGTGATGACTACGGCCCTCAAAGTCATCAAGGGGTATAAAGAGCGCATAAAGGATGACCCCGAAATTGAAGAAGAAATCTTAAAGGACCCTAAGCAACTCATTCAAAGGGTTCAAAACGAGGTCATATTTCAGATTGCCGAAGGCATCAAAGACAAGTATGACGGTGAGAGATATGTATGGCTCCCATCGGATGCCGATGAACCGAGGCCAGAACATCAACTCAACTATGGTATTGAATTTACTATTGGGGACGGTGAGATGCCGGGGGATGAATACGGGTGCCGATGTGGAATGCAAATATTGACAGAAGATTCAAGTCTTGAACTTTAAAGACCGACGAAAGGGATGCGATGAGATTCGGATTTAGATCGGGAATGATGTGTATGGCTCCCGCCGATGAAGGGGGAGGCGGTGGAGGCG